TACTACTCTATTAATAAATCCTGTTCTATATGTATTATTAGAATACTCCTTGCTATTTCTTGTAGGAGTACCTTCTCTTGCTATTGCTGCTGCAATTAAATATGCTATTCGTAATCTTTCTTGTGTTCCACTTGGAAACTTCTTACTCTTTCCATTCTTGTCCTTATCATCCATCCAATTCATTATCTCAGACACATCCCAATCAAAAGGCTTCTGACCTTCATTGACCTCTCTCACATAGTCTGCTTTGGATTGAATTATTAACTCGACATAGTCGCTACCCTCATCTAATGAATAGTGCATAGTATCGTGCAGATGTCCTGATGCAATATGGTTCTGATTAACAAGTTCTTGTTGTATTTTTTCTACAAAACTCTTGCCAACCTTATTAATTGCTCTATCAAATGTCTTTAGTATATCTTTCATTATCCTTTTGCTAATGATGCTTTTTTAATAATTGAGTTCTCAATAGATTGTAATTCATTTGATATATATCCATCGTATAAAGAAAAATGATAAAGAGAACCATTAAATGTTGGTATTGATACATTTCCTATTTTACCGAATTGGTCAAAAACAAAATCAGAAGTTGGTATTGTTCCTGTTGCCACCTGAGTTCCATTTTCTCTTATATAAACCTTAGAGCCTTCTCTTTGAATTGTAATCAATAGCCTCTTACTACTTGGTTGCCAATAACCTGATACTGTTGTAGCATACTCACTACCTGAAGCAAAACTAATGTTATATGATTCGTTTATTGATTCTCCTATTGATATATACATATCGTTATCATCGCTTTTTCCTAGTAAACGATATTGCTTGTGTAAAGAAGCAACAGGAATTGGTTCTATATAAAAGAACATTGTAAAATCTCCTGAAACTGTTATAGCTGAGTCTAAACTCATAAAGTCAGAGTTATCTCTTTTAAAATAAATAGGAGAATGTTCTAAAACACCTTTACCATACAACCCTAAGTCAGGTTGATTTGCTGTTGTAGATTGCTCTAAATTTATTCTATCGTAAGAGCTTAACCAATAGCTAATGTTACCACTTGATTCTTTCAAACCGTAATCATAAGTAAATGAAGCGATAGCATTTATTGTGGAAGCTCCTTCAGTTACAGGTATTAATGTTGACCTAGTATTCTTTGCAGAAATTTGCCTTCTAACTCTTTTTGATTTAGTTAGATTTACATTGTCAATGTATGATGAACCATCAATCTCTGTTCTAGTATAAACAACAGGAGATAAGACTCCACTTACAGTACAATAAATATCGTAACCTTGCTGTTTAGGCTTGGCTTTTGTTTCTGTTAATTTTGCTCTTATACTTCTCATTATAAATCTATTCCATTTATCATATCCATAACTTCACCTTGAGATGTAGCATCTCTACCTAAATTATAATACTCTGTTAGTTCTACTCTAGTTGATTTCTTATCTTGAGGTTTAAAATCTATCACTTTATTAATTCTATAATAAACACCATTTATAAATACAAGTTTTTGAAAATCTAACAAAGCAATATCTTTTCTATCCAAGTTTATATATAGATTTTTTATTCTAGGCTTTTGTTTTAATTGATTAATCATTCTGTTGTAATAGTAAAAATACAATCCTCTCATTGTGTGAACCCCACTAGCATCTATACTACCTGTAACATCATATTTAACATCTGAAAAAGATAGGTTTAAGTCAACATCTTCGTAACCATTATTTAGCTTTGCAAATTCAAGTTGGTCGTTATCATAGTGATAATAAAGATTATCTATGTTTATAAAAAGTCCTCTAGCAAAATTTCTATTAAAAGAACTATCAGTATCAATGTTGTTTTCAGGAGCATAAGAGTACCCTGTAAAAACACCATCTTCAGAAGAATACATTACTGTTTTAAGGTTTTCATTATCTGTTGTTGCGTTTCTAGGTGGCAACAATAATATTCTAGCTCCTATATCAAATTCCTTTTCAGGTCTTTCTGTTGTTTTTGATAAATCAGTAAAATCAGAATGATATATAGGTATCAATGGACTTCTGATTATTGAATGATTTGCTGTTTCATCAATATATTCTCTTTCGTGAAAGTTAAATGTAGGTGAAAAAAACTTATTTTCAACTGTATATTCACCATCAAAAAAAGCTCCTGTGTCATCTAACTCCTCATAAGCACCCCAATCAACAAAGTTCTTTTTATTAAATCTTTCTAAGAAAGCATCAGAACTAGCATCTTTGTATTTTAATGTAATTTTAGATTTTATATCATATATAAATTCATCATCTATGTTTTTTGAATAATCTATTTTATCACTCCAATCAACAGCGTTAGATGTGCCTTCATAAAAATGGTCGTAAGGCTCTATATACACTATTTTTGCTATCGGGTCTGTTTTGAACTGAAGATTAAATAATTGAGCTACTCCACTTACAAACTCTGATTGTTTTGCTTGTGGTAAAAGAAAAGCAGGATTTCCTATCTCATCATCAATCTCATAATCATCAGTATCATATATCTCAAAGGAACTTCCTTCTTTAAATCTAAGACCTACACTACCTGCATCAGAAGAAGCATAATCTATAAGTCTAAAATATATATAAAAAACATATTTTGTTCCAACAGGGTCGTTTACAACCTTTGTTCCTGTAAATGGTATAGTTCTAGTTTCAGGACTATTAGATTTTTTAAATTCAATGAAATGTAAATCACTTTGAAGAACTACATTGTCAGCATCATAAACATCAGCATCATCATCATTAAGAACCTTTCCTACAAACCCTTGAACTTGAAAATCTACATCTTGGTCATTAAGAAAAAATGCTGAGAACTCATTTCCAAAAACCTCAAGGTCAATATCAACCTTTATATTCATTTCGCCCTCAGCGTTCTTTACTAGCATTGATGTTAGACCTGAAGAACCGTTCTGAACATTACCCGTTGTTGTTGATGTATTACCACCGCCAAACGAATCAACAGAGGAGTCACCTCCAAAAACATAATAAACAGTAAATGGTTCGTTAGATATGTTAACACTAGGATTTCCAACAGCCCTGTTAAGTGTTTGAGTTCCATCACTATGATTGAAAAGACTAATTTCACTTGTCAAATCCTCATCAGTTTCTCTAGATATTTTTCCAAACTTTTCATTTACTACTTCAGCATTTTTTTGAAATATTAAGGGAACTATAAGAGATTTAAAAAAGTCGCTATCACAAAATGTTGATTGAACTTCATATCCTTCAGAAGCAAATATCTTATCCCAAATATTTTTTAAATACAAACAAGGAACAAAGTCACCATCTAAAACTTGATTCTTAGAACTATCGCCTTCTCCTGCCGAAACAAGAGGATAAACTAATTTATCTTGACTATCTGAAAACTGTTCGTGGCTATGCGCTCCTTGATTGAAATTACTTCCTGATATTCCTTGAGGATTTTCAAATGTAAATGGTGTTATATTAGTAGGAGGATAAGATGTGTATGAACTTGAGCTAAATTTTAAATCTTTTAAATCTTTTTCTTTTATAGTGTTTGCCCAATCCATATTATCACCAAAGAAAAGACAGTCATACTCTAACACCTTATCCAAGCTAGTAATCTTTGTTATCCTTAAAGTTCCGTTTATAATTGGCAAATTATCAACATATATTGATGAAGGTATATCTTTTCTAACTTTTCTAGTGTCAACATTACCATCTTTGTATATATGATTGAAAAGTTTGTTGTTATTCCTTGTAGCAGGAACTTTGAAAGTTTTACTAAAGCTACCACTACGAGAATTAAAATCCCTAATATCAAAGTTTTGAAAGTTAAGTGACAAAGGAAAGTCATCACTCGATGTAATATCAAGGTTGCCTAATATGCTGTCAGTAAAATCTCTTAGCTCAACTCTTATTTCTGCCATTATTCTATTGTTCTTTTAGCTTTGCTTTCTATATAATTTAAAGTACATCTCTGTAAGTTCTCATTGTCAAATGTAGTAACACTAGCATCCTTAACAACAACAGGAACATAGTAGTTTCTATTGAGTGTAGAATACCAACCCTTAGAGTTAGGTATGTCTGTTTGATACTCTCTTACTACAATGTAGTCGATTAAAACCTCTCCCGCTGCATCATCGTGATTTAACAAAAACATTGGAGATATAAATTCAATACCTGTATATGCTGTTGATGGGTTATTTACGTTGTTGGACTGAACAGCAGCAGTTGTAGAATGTCCTGTAACGTAACCTCTAAATGTTTTCCATTTATCTACAACTGTTTGGTCATATTCTTTTAAAGTAACATAGTGTGCGTTGCCAAATTGGTCAGCACCTGTTGTGCTTATTTTAGTTGTTTTGTCGGCAGCATAACCTGTAAAACCAACATATTCTTCACCTGTGCTGTCGTGTTCACTTTTTATTCTAACCTCAATTTCGTATATGCTTTTTGGATTGTACTTGACGAACTTTTTGCTTGATGCCCAAAGTGTATCATCACCTGAATTATCACCCTTCTCATAACACCTTGTTCCTGTTATGTGACCTTTGGCAGTTTCAAAAGAACCGTTAGTGGTAAAGTCACCATCTTCAACATTCCAATTATCAGTAATGTTAGATACAGCACTATAACCACTCCAATCTTCTCTAAACACTTCTTTACCTATCCAACCTTTCTCTATCCATACATTTGGTGAAGCCAACAAATCTTCAAACATATCTTGCTCTCCAAATCCATAAGGTCTTGATATAGCAGTTCCTTCCTTAACAGCTTTTACCTTTGACTTTCTAACAGATTGATATTTATCATCAGTAAGACCCGCTACTCTAGGAACGGTAGCTCCGTAAGTTATAGGAGAATTTGCAAGATGATAAGGTGGTAAATCTCCTTGAAGAACATTGGTATCACCCTCAGAGCCACCTAATTGCCCTCTAAACTGAGGATATATGCTTTGTTCATACGACTTAGAAGATATGTTAATTCCTTCTGTAAATGCACCATCAAATGTGTAGCTATCAATACCGCCTAATCTATTCTGCCAATGAAATCTAACACCATTAACTCTTTGTCTAGTGTGGTCGATATAATATGTAATATCCTCACCTATTTTATTTCCTGATGTATCTTCTGTATATACTGTGTAGCTACCCACATTTGAGAAGTCAGTTAATGCTTCATTATTTACCCATTGTGCGTCAGATGTTTCTTTTATGTTTCTTGTTCCAACACCAACCTGAACTACCGATACTGTTGGTTCTACAACTCCTGATGATATGTTTGCAAATGAGTTTAGCTGTGCGCCAATATTACCACTACCATCAGTTGTATTATCTATCGTGATAACATAGTCTGTTCCCGCTGAGTTATTTATTGGATTACCATCAAAATCATTAAGACTAACTTTTACTCTAGGGTGTACCGAGCCATTATCGTGAAATATAAAAGAAAGATACTCACACTCATCGTGACCTATTATTCTGTGATTTACAGGCTTTGTAGTAAGATACTTTTGTCTATTCTTTTCATACTCAGCATCGCAACTATGCTTATACAAAACATCTAATAAGTTTCCTTGAGCTTGTACTGATGCTCCATTCAACAATTCATTCCCTATGGCTAAGAAATGTTCTTCCTCGTGCAATAAAGCTGAGTTCACAGCAGTTACATCTCCATCATCTTTTTCTGAAGATGTGTCACTTGTTGTTAGAACACCATCTATTATTTCCTCTAAGAAAAACTCAACCTTAAATAACTGAAATGTATTTAAAGACATTTGACCCATAGTAATATCCCTTCTAACATTATTGCTTGTATCGTGAGTACAGGGTCTTAAATCATAAGAAACAAAATCTCTTAATATGCTTGATACATCTATTGTGTAATAAAGGTAAGTTGTGTTAGGACTTTCTGTATCAGCATAGTTAGGAATATCTATACTTGGCTGAACTCTAATATCAACCCTACGAGAAGCGTCTAATGTTTCATCGATATTTGTTGGTGTTATAGATACCTTACAACTAGGGTATCTATCTCTATCCGTAGAATCTACCCTAGCGGTAAACTTTATAGGGCTATAAACACTTTGAACTGTGCTTTTTGGTTGGTCTATTAAATTTAAGTTAGCAGCCATTATATATTGTATTTATGTTTTAGGTAATTTTGTACTTGTACTATTTGTTCATCTGTAAGGTCTGAGTTGAATATTATCAATTCTTGAACTTGACCTTTAAATGGCTCTGTTGGAGAAGAATCTCTTTTACTTCCTAAAATAATAGGTTGCTCTGTTCCGAAATCCCAACCATCGTGGTCAAAAGCTGAGTTTGTTGATGTACTTTCGTGAACACCATTTCCAAAAAGATGAACGGATTTATTATGAAGATAATAACCCATAACTGCTGTTTTTGTTCTTGGCGAATCAGTAGAAACTATCTCGTCATTATCATCATCATTAACAACAACTTTCCAACGATAATTTGAGCCTGTAGCAGTAGAATTTATTTCAAATCTTTCAGTATTAGGAAATGTTGATTTCTTTGATAAGAAAACACCGCTAGTATTAATATCAGGTAAAGCAACCCACACTATAGTGTGAAACTCATTTAGACCATTGCTATTGATTCCATCATTAACACATTTCATAAAACCATTAGTTCCATCAAACTCAAGGTATGGATAACCGTTTTGACCTTCCTCATACTTAAACAAAGGTTTATATGTGCTTGTTGTTTGCTCAAAGTGATTTCCATTGCCACTTTGGTCAATCCACTTGTTAACCACTTCATTACCTCCAAAGAACTCCGTTTTAACACCCATATCTGCCTTTAACCATACTTTTGGACTATAAGCCGATACAAGTGCTTCGTCAATAGCTAAAAGGCTGTGAGAAAACGCATTTAAAGTAAAAGTAAGCCTGACCTGTATCAACTTGTCGTTATACAACTCTTTTTCTCGTTCAACAGATATACTGTCAGGACTTAAAATTACTTCTTTGTTTGCATAGCTATCTAACACTCTTTGTAGCCAAGTCAATGCTTCTTGTTCCAACAAGCTAAATACTACATCAAGCGAACCTGCTTGGTTTTGATAGTATGGCTTAACGACTAGGCACTCGAAAGTGTATTCCTCTTGCACATCGCCTTCCGTAGCAGGAAGTTCTGATGTTGGTGGTAAGACAACAAGTAATGGATAGTCATTGTTGTGATTCTCATTGATTTCATTCTCGTAACCAAAGATGAAGCCACCATTTATCCATTGTTGCTCAAACCTATCTCTTAATTCTCTAAGTTTAGTAAAACCCATTATTTTATTTGTTTCCTCTGTTCTTCATTAACAGCTAGTTCATAATCTCCTTTTGCAGTTTTCCAAGACAGGTATGTTAAAACCTTATACAACTTTTCATCTTTTACACTTTGCATAGCATCTTTACCATCTCTTGTAAATACTCCATCAAGTGATAGGTCGTATAAGGTGTTCAGCCAACCAAATGGCTTCATTATCTTACTTGCCTTCGCTACTGCGATACTTTTTGTTCCGCCATCTCTGAAAAGGTTTTTATAACGTTGATTGATGCCAAAGTTCGTTTGTTCAAAAAAAAACTGAACTCCCATACGATGTCCATTGTTAATCCACGAAATTTCTTCGCCTTTTCATCAATATTGTCAAGGTCAACTTCCTCATCCACTTGTTTACACAATATTGCCATTTGTTCAGGTAAAATATCAAATCTACCGTTTTTTAGGTATTGTGTGTTCAACTCCAACTGCTGACTCTCTATATAATCGCCAAAAGTGCCTGTTCTAAGAAAATCCATAGGGAAATAGTAAATATCGCCCTCAAATTCAAAATAGTCCATTCCTTTCGGCTTGTACTCCTCCATAATCTCGTTAAGACACTCAATTACTGCCATAACATCTTTCATTGGCACATTTGCCATTGTTTCCGCATCAATGCCTGTCATATAGATGAATAATTCCTTATACATCTTATTTTCCTGCATTATGTGGTATTTTGTCAAATCATTGTCACTATTTGCTTCTTCTTCTGTGATTTGATACTTTTTTATTATCTCATACACTCCGCAATAGTAATCAACGGTCATTTCTGCCCACTTGTTAGGAATATTGTATTCTTTGCTATTTATTTCTATATTTAACATTGTTCCATCTCTTTTATTTCTTCTTCATCTTTCATTAAGTCAGATAGACTTCCTACGACATCCATTGTTGAGGTATATACGTTTTTAACGCATTTCTCAATAACATCATCGTTTTCTTCGTTTCTTAATCCTGCAAAGAATCCTAATGCTGTAAACATTGTTAAATTAGGGATAGCAAATGCCCATTCCTCTAAATTATCCTTATTTAAGCCCGTATCGGCAAAATCATTGTGATACATTACAATATCTTCAAGTAAGTCCTGAAAATCATCGTATTTACCATTATTAGCAGTTTCAGTAGCGTTATATACCTGCTTTTGTATATAAGTCAGGTATTTGCTTACCAAAGTGTTGTGTTTGCTGTTTATATGCTTAAATTTCTCCATTTCTGCAAAATTAATTATTAGTATATGTTATCTGTCGCAGTTTTTGTGCAAATTTCAATTTTATAAGTGATTTAGCCAAAAAATACTATTTTTTTACCCTTAAAGTGCTGATTTACGGTCATAACTAGGCAATCCACCATATCATCGTGCCTTGCAGCAGGAAATTGTTGGCATTGCATTAGGAACTCCTCGTTCCAAGCACCCTTTAGTAGAGTCACTCTACCCGTTTCCAATGTTGGACTTATGTCCTGCACTCTAGCCACCTTGTCTTTAGTAGGTGGTTTGTCTTCTCTTACGTTCAATCCTGTTTCTCTCATAAGGGTCTGCACAATGGATTTACCACTTGCTTTAGGCTCTACAAAGATTTTAGACTGCGTAGTGTAGCCATTCTTCTCTACGAACTTGACTATATGCTTTACTAGGTCGGGAAATTCCAACCTTACGTTCTGTACTGATATGATTTGCCAAGTATTCTCTGCAAATACATAGGCTAGTAGTGCTGAGGGGTCATTTTTCTCACTTGCGGTGTATGCAGGGTCGATTATAAAATTGACTACCCCTTCTTTTTGTGTTTCATCTATCTTAAACCACGATTTCTTAATCATCCCGCTATTTGCAGGTGTAGGTCGCTGTTGTAGCTGTCCTGCATAGCCATAAGAGCCTAGTGCCGACTTATAATCGTCTAACACCTCTTGTGAGAATCTATCTTTCCAAAATAGACCATCTTGATATTGGTCAGCTAGGTGTGAAGGCTTTAAATCGCTAGAAAGCTCTGCGGGTATGCAGATATGATGATGTTTATCGGGTGAGTTGAATAGAAGATAGCCACTTAGGTCATCTTCGTGTACTCTTTGCATAATAATTATCCTAACTCCCGTTGTTGGATTGTTAAGTCGTGAATACAATGTTGACTTATACCATTCGTTAGCATTTTCTCTTTCTATCTGCGATGCTGCATTTTTTGGTGATGTAGGGTCATCGACTAGAATTATATCGCCACCTTGCCCTGTTACCGAACCTCCAACAGATGTTGCCCTTCTAACTCCTAGAAAAGTATTCTCGTATCTTGCCTTTAGGTTTTGGTCTTTCTTAATCTGATAAGTTTCTCCCCAATGTTTTTGATACCATTCGCTATTGATAATATCCCTTGACTTAGTTGCGTGTTCAATACTAATGTCTGCCGAGTATGATGCTGTAATAAACCTCATCTTAGGATATACTGCCCAACACCAAGCGGGAAACAGAACAGTAACAAGTAATGACTTACTACTACGGAATGGAATATTAATAATTATATCCTTATCCTTTGGTCGATTCTCTTTTATCCTTTCGGCTTCGGCTTGTAGTATATCGCAAAGATATTTATGGTGAAAGTTTACTGATATGGGAACAGAGGGTTCAGCAATCTCAAAGGCTCTAATGAAGAACTCATAAAACGATTTCTCGCATATGGCTTTCTCCATTGCCTGAAGCAACTGCTTTTTCTGTTGTTTATCCATTTGTGTTTATAAATATCGGTGTGCCTTCCCCCATATAACACCCCACCACATTATGCTCCATATATTCTATTGCATCAATATAATCGCATTGGTGGTCTTTCATTATTATATTCAAGCATTTATTGTAATCATAAACAACAAGTCCTGTTGTGGACACTCCGATTATAGCATCATCAAAGCCATCTGCTTTCAATGCTACTTCCGATACATATTCCATTATACTATCCATCTATTTCTACGAAGTCAGCTAAGTCATCATCATCATCATCATCTCTTTCGAGATTCTCCATCTTAGCCTTCAGTTCATCTAAGCTAACATTGTCGTCTAACTTGATTTCTATCTTTCTACTATTCTCTGCTTTGATTTCTGTTGATTGCAATTTTGGCATTGCGTAGTTCAGCAATTTAGCTATGGCATTGATATATGCTTCAGGGTTCTTAGCCGATAGCTTTTCTAGTGCATCCATAATATTCACTTCCTGCCCACTAAGAGCATTGGCAAGTATCTCCCTTGTTATCTTTGTTGTCTTGGTGATGCTACCCTTTCTTCTACCCGTGCCATTGTGATGACCAAAGGTTCTTTTGGGTGTATAGTTCTCAGTACTTGGTAACTTTTCTTTTTCGTCACTCATAATACAAAGCTAAACAAAATAATAGTAATATACAAATAGCTTTAACCTTAGCTTTATCTTTAGCTTTATTATGTAGGGTATGTTATACCCT